TTCCTGTTATTAAGCTGTGGATTTCCTGTGGATAGTTTAAGTCTATTTTCGAGGGGTACGGGGGAACTCGTGGGTTTTTGTGTATGAGATACCCACTGAAATTTTTTAGATATTTTTTTGGAATCCAGTTGTATTACTGCCTGGTAAGTATATCTAGGTAGGGGTAGGAGGTGGTTAATCCTCCAGTATTCGTTTATAACCATCAGTTATCTTTAAGAATCTGAACTAAACACAGGCTTAAAGACTCCTGATGTGAACTAAACGTAGGCCTTAAAGTATACCTATATAAATATAGTATATAAAGTTAAGGTAGTTGTTGTAGTAGTTAGTCCTAAAGTGAACTAAAGTAAACTCGATATGAACTCGAAGTAAACTCAATGTAAACTTAAAGGAATTACTACCTCTATACTAAGTTAAAAGTCCCTTCTTCTTTCTAATAATGTCCGTTCTTTTAAAGTGACGCTATAAGGGACTTTAAAACCTACTACTATTTGCTACTATTTAAAGGCTTTTAAACGAGATAAACTAGGTTTACTTTTACTACTACTACCTAGCTGATTACTTCTAAATATATTAGCTCTACGTTTTAGTTCATCTTCTACTTGACGTTTCTTATATACTTGTAAAGCATCATCTGAGTTTTGTTTAAGTATCCCATATTCGTTCCAAAACTGAACCCCTAGTGTTATTGCATCTAATCTATCATCGTGGACTAGAGACCCTCTCTCGTTCGTTAGATGAGTCATTTGATACAACATACTATAGTAGATATTCTTAGGCTCACTAAGACCATATTCAATATCTCTCTTAATAGCACTATAGTCTATAACAAGTCTATGTTGGTTCATAAGAGGTTCAAGTGAATCTATAATACGTCTTTCCTTTTGTAGGTGGTTACGTATCTCTTCTATAGCACAAGGGTAGATAGCAGTAAGGACTGGTTGTAGTAAGCTACTAAACATACCATCACCAAAGTTACTTTCTATCACTATCTTATTTACTTTATACTCTTTAGCTATCTCAGCTAGTTTAATAAGCGTAGGTTCATCATAGCCACCATTAATCCCTCCAAACTCAGGTATAAAAACTTTACCTAGTAGGTGATTAACAACAGCATAACCCATCTCATCTTTACCTCGACCACTAGGGTCAATAGCTAATACAGAGCCTTCATAGACTCCATAGGCTTCTTGGACAGATGGTCGTTGTAGTGTGTCACCTGTAAAGCCTACATTAGGTAACTCACCAATAGTATCTGTATTCTGTGATGACCATATAAGCCTCGTAGGAGCTTCTGTAGGGCTTAAATCAGTTACTATAAGGTCTTTGGTCTTCAGAGGATATTTCTCAGCGTCAGACAGTGTTGTATCAAGCATAAACTGTAGTTTAAAACCACTTCTACCATAACTTAGTTCACGTTGATGTAAGTCTTCTTCAGTAAATCGGCTATCAATAGGTTTATTAACTAAACTATTATCCCTAAACATATCCTCAATAATGTATTCAGCTAAACATCCTTGATAACTATCTACATTCTCTGGGTATCTAGCAGGGTATATACGAGTTACATATCCCTTATCCCTTAGTCTATTGTAAATCGACTCAGATGTTTGAGGTGTACCTAGTACAAGTATCTGAGCTGCCTCTGTAGTCTGTAAGATAGCTTCATATTCGGCTACCTGTTGTAGTAAGTCTTGTCTACGCTTCTCAGTAGCAGAGTTCTGTTGTCCTTCAACATCGTCTGAGATAAGTAGTGAGGCACGATTACCCTGTAGCTGGGATGTGATACCCAATGCTTTGACAGAAGGCTGTACAGATACATCACATCCATTCACATCAAAGGCTACAACTGAGCTTCGTTGGTCAGGTCTAGGCTTTAAATGCTCTAGTAGTTCCATTGTATCAATAAGTTTACGTATAAAGATACTAATATTGTCTGAGTGACTACCTGACTGTGATACAATAAGTATCTTTTCGTTAGGGTCACGTAATAATCTCCAGGCTACATAAGCTCCTGTAATCCAAGTCTTACCAATACCACGTAATGCTTCTAGCTGACTTCGTTTGTTACCTTCTTGTAGGTAGTCAGCAATATAGTATTGCATACGTGTAGGCTTTGGTAACCTTAGATGTTCCCATGTTGTTGTTAGGAACACTTTAAAGTCTTTAATATTGTGTTCTATTTCTTGCTGTGTCATCCTTTCTCCTTTTAAGAACTCTTTAGAGAGCCACCACGCCCTTAACACCATCTTAGATAGGTTATGGTAGTAGTAGCTCTAAAAAAGCTCTCAGTGAGCCTGTGAGGCGTTATTAAGCATATCTTCAACAGAGAAGGTATCCTCTTTAGCAGCCTCAGCTGCAATCTTCTTAATAGACTCAGTTAAACTCATCATAGATTCTGACTCTACAATATCAGCTGTAATATCATTGTCCTTTAAGAACTTGATAGCATGGGCTAATATTTTAGGGTCATCTAAATTGTAGGATAGCTGTTCAGCAACCATCCCATGTAATGAGTTTAATTGGTCTAAGGAAGCCTTTGGTTTATTTGCCATAGTTATTCCTTGTTAGTTTCTTCAACTAAGTTTAGCTGTTGTAATACACCTGTGAAAGCATCTGTAATATTAATACTTCCCATAGGTACTCTAACATTTACATCACCTCTTTGAAAGGCAGTTAAATTAGAAGTAACTGCTCCACCAATATTATAGCGGAAGTCGTTAGTAAAGTTTTCACCTGTAAGTAAACCAGAAGCCGTATCTACACCTACTACTAAAGAAGAAGTAAATGAGTTGTACAATAAAGCATCTTTAATCAAAGAACCTTCGTCCTCTGTGTACTGTTGCTTATCTTCTTCTCGTAGAGCATCCTTCATAGCTAAGATACCTGCCCACATACCTACGTTAGTTGCAAAACCAATAGCTTGTTTAGCATCTGCTTCCTGAATACCTCTCACAAGCATACGCTCATAAGACTCAATAGGGAAACGTAAGAACTTAGCAAACACACGAGGTACAATACCAGACCCTTCCATATTAGTCATAAACTTAGGTAGTGTGATACCATTAGGGTGTAAGATAGTTCTTTCAACAGTAGTCAATGCACCTGCTGTAAGTTCTCTATCTAAAGCTCCCCAGGTCTTTCTATCCATATTTCCAATACGTCCATCAGGCTGTACTTTTAATGTGTCTCTAATACGTGATAAGTCAGTTGGGTCAAAGCCCATATCTTCAATACGTTTCATATCAGCAGAACTAATCTTTTTAGCAACAGACATTCTAGCTAAGAAGTCTACATATAAAGCAGTAGTAGTCATTCTTAACATATCTGTAGTAGGCAGTAACCCACCAAAGATAGCTTCTTTTTGAACAACACCTGAACCAAATGCCTCAAACCTATCTATATCAAACATACTATTCTCAACATCATAGCGATTAGCCTTCATGTTGAAATGAGCATCACCATAAGATATTAATAACTCGATTGTGTTTTTATCACTAGGAAGACCATTTTTATACATATTATAAATGTCTCGTGGTCTACCAATTAAGTTCTCTAGTGTACGACTTAAGCCAAACTCTTTAGCAATAGAAGCTACTTCTGTAATAGTAGGAATAGCAAAAGCTAACGTATGTAAAGCACTTGTCGCTGTACTAACAGCTTTAATACCTCTAGTAAATGGGTCATAAGGGTTTTTAGATACTTCACGTGTGCCTAAGATAGTCTGTGTTACAACACGTAAATTATCTATATCTTTTTGTGAAGCCCCATCATTTTTCATTAACTGGTCAAACATAGATTCAAGCTGTTCGTTGTTATCAACACCTAGCTTCTCTTTAAGAGCCAGTCTACCATGCATACCTACACCGTATAAAGAAGTAGTATTAACAAGGTCATCACTCAATAAATGAGCAATGTCATCATCAAACACATCAATAGTACGTTGCTTCTCAGAAGAAGTAGTAGTCTGTCTTGGCATACCAAGTGAAGTTGTTACAGCTTTACGTCTAGCTTCACCACTAATTGTTTCATCTACAGCTGTTTTAGCCAATGCTGTAAACTCTTCAATATCAATAGTAGAAGGCGGCTTACCTACATAGTTAGCCTTAGCAATCTGAGCAGCTACTAAGTCTTCAACTGCTCTATCACGTCCATAATCGTTTAGTTTATTAACATCATAGACTCGTTTGATATAGCCTTGCTTAAATGTGCCTCTAAGACTTTCAAGGTCTAAGTTATTTGCTCTATTCTGAATATACTCATAATACTTTAGGTGTTCTTTAGCTGCTTCGTTAACAAACTTATTGTTGCTAAACCCAACATACTCTACAGAACCATCTCTCTTACGAGCAATCTCTAAACGTTCTTCATAAGAAGCGGTAGCTGGCATATCTTTAAATCTAGTACGCTCGATAGCCCCTGTCATCTTATAAGATACATTAGATACCTCTAGTCTAAACTCTTCAATACCTTTAGTATATCCTTCTTTCTTAGCTTCTGAGTACAAGTTGATAATAGCTTTGTGCATCCTATCAAGCTTCATATCATCCATCTGCTTAATTGTCCATGCTGTCATATTATTAATACGACCTTGATACACAGTACCACTATGTAGTAAACTAGCAAACCCTCTAACAGCACCTATAGGACTATTTAAAAGCTTAGTAATAGGAGAAATCATAAGTTTTCTAGCCCATTCAGGAAGCGTTTTAAAAGTATTAGATTGTGTTAAGTCGTTTACCTTACCAATATCGTCCAACTCTTTAGCAAGCTTGTCAATATAGTTCTTCTTGACCTTTTTAATGCCACGTAAGTTTTCAATATTAAAGTCATCAGCTTTCATCTTAGCTAAATCACCTTCAAGCAGTCCTTTACGCTCTAAAAGTTTCTGTAATCCTTGAGGAGTAGCATCTACTTTTAGCTGTTGTAGTTTTTCTGTTAAAGGGGCAGTAGTACGATAGTCAATCACATCCTGTTTGTCAGGCGTAATCTTAGTTTCTCTTTCTTGTTTAACTAATGAACTATATTTAGACTTATTATTATTAACTTCTTTTACTAACTGGTCATATTTAGCTGTATTATCTTTTACTTGAAGCTTTAACTCTTTTTCTTGCTTAACATATTCAGTAAGTAGCTTATCTGATTCAGCAGGTTGTTTGTTAATAGCTGTTTCAGCTCTAACTACTTTAGCGTTTACAGTACCAAGTTCTTTTTGGTAAGAATCTAGTCTAGTTTCAAGTTCTTTTACTTTAGCTAGTGACTTCTCATCAAACTTACCTTCAAACTTAGCAAGCTGATTTTGAACTTTAGTAATATTGCCTTTAATTGGAGTAGCTTGCTTCTTTAAAGTTTTAATAACTTCAGTCTGTTCAGCAACAACTCTAATAGACTTAGCAGTTGATTCAACTTTTCTAGTAATAGCTTTAAGGCTATCAGTTACACCTTTAAGTACAGTACCTTGTTCATTACGGACAGCTAAAGAATCTTTCCAGGTTTGTTTAGCTGCACCTTTCTCTACCTTTAAAGTTTCTTTAGCAGAACGGTTGATAGCTTTAATGTTTTCTACAAAACCACGTTCTGTTTGCTTTAACTCTGCTTCAGTTGCTTTAGTTTCTTTTAAAACAGCATCAAGTTCATCAATAGCTTTGTTAACATAATCTACTTCGTTTTGCTGTTCTCTTATTTGAATTACTTTAGCATCCTCAGGAGTAATCTGATTACCCTTTGAGTCAGTTGTGTAATTAAGAGAAGGCTGTGATTGACCTTTAGAAACTAAGTAACCTAAGCTTCCACCTAATGCTGCTCCAACCATAGCACTCTCAATAAGAGAGTCATCACGATAAACACCTGTAGCAGCTTCATACGTAGCCATAGATAGCAAGCCTACACCTGCACCTACGGTAGTATGAGAAGCCACTTGAGACATCTTACTAGAAAGGTTTAAAGCCTTCCTTGTTTTATTAGCGGCTGCTAGAAAAGGACTAATAGCTAATGAATCTATATCTACAATAGCTAAAGGTAAACCTAAAGCTATCATACCTGCTGTAGTAAAGTTCTCTGCTACTTGTTCTTCTTTCTGATAGTAATCTTCTAAATACTTAAGTCTACGTTCAGCATCTCCCCAACCAGTAATAGAGGCATCACCTGCTACAGCAGATACAACTTTATCGCCATATCCTTGTTTACGAAAAGTATCAAAGATATTCTCAACAGTAAAATCCTTTCCTTCATATTGAGTAGTATCAACAGCCTCGTTTTGAAACTTACCTCGTTGGTATAAAGCTACAGCACTATTCATCTGTGTTGCTAATGCATACATATCACCATCAGCATACTCTGTTGTTGGTTTAGCATCAGCACTATATTTGTCCATGAAAGCTAAGTCACTTTCGCTGAATTGAATATCTTCCATTCTTTCTCCTATTTAATTATTATACCACTTTTTAATAGCATTTACTCTTTTACTAAGTTGTACTTTCTTTCCATTTTTATCGGTATAAGTGCGTCCTATTTCATTAATAGCCTGTTCTTGTGTTTTTGGATTAGAAGCTAGTTCTGTAAAAGTTGGATACTCTTTTAAACCTCCTTGCACATTAAAACTTATCTCAGTAGCTAATAACTGAACTTTTCTGTCCATATTATTCCATGCTTTACCAAAATGTTTTTTAGCTATTCTTTCATGCACTTTAATATCTTGTTCAAAAAGAGCATTATTTTGTTCTTCAGTAAGCCCTTCTTTTAAAGAAACTTTACTTCCGTTAATAAGAACATAGTTCCCTTCAGACTCAGCCTTTGTTAGTTTGTGACCATAGCCTATAGTATCTGTTCCACCTTCAGGTGATGGATGAGGTAACCATCTTTTGCTTTGTCTGTCAAACCCTTTTTTAGCTGCATTTTCTTCTTGTTTTAACATTGAAATAAAAGAAGTATCGGCTGCTGCAGCTTCTTTGGAATATTTTAAAAGAGCAGCAGCTACTTTGTCCATTCTTTTATATATTCCAGTTTTATCTTTTTTACTTTTTCTATAATCGTTATTGTTTAAAAAAGATTTAGCAGCTTTCTCAAACTCACCCTTGTTTATAAGTTTTTGTGTATTTGGAGAACCTAAGAGTGTTCCGTCTTTTTTCTTACCAGTAGCAATATCGCCTCTATACGTAGCCTGTATTAACTCAGCTTGTAAGTATTCTGGTAATGTATCAAAGTTTTTAATAATACGTTTGGTTTCTTTTTTATGGGCATCAAAAGATTTTTTAAAACCTGCTTCAATATATTCACGAGTTTGACCTACTCCATAAGTTAAAACATTTTCAGTATCAAGGTAATAACCATCTACAAAAGCTTCTTCTTCAACAACTCTTTTTTCAGAGTAAGAAAGTTTTCTGCCTTCCATCTGTTCTACTTTTTTTATAGCATCTTTACCATACAATACTTTTTTAGCTTTTCTCATTTCTGATGGATTCTTAAAAGGGTTTTCCTTACTTCCAATATTTTCCATAGGGCTAATAGTTTCTCCTGTAGGTTTATCGCTTGCTTGAGCTGCTGGTATAATAAAATTTAACACTTCTCCTACTGCTTCTTTTAAAAAATCTGAAATAGGAGAACCTTCCCTTGCTTGCGATTCAACTTGTGCGGCTGTTTCTAAAGCTTTTCTATGTCTCTCCATAGCTCTTTCAGCACCCTGTTGAGTTTCTAGTTTTTGTTCTTCTGTTTGTTCAAAATAACGTTGTGGTTCAGGTAAGTTTTTTAAAACACTTTTAAACCCTTTAACATATTTTTTAACAGCTTCAGTAGTATCCATTTTATTGACATATACATCACGTACAAACTCATCTACAAGTGTAGTTTGTTTATTCGCTACTTCTGCCATATCACCTGCGTATTTAATGATAGAATTGTTAATCACTTTATCGGCTGCTCTATCAAGAGGGTCTCCAATAAAAGTAGTTTGAATAGCATCGCTTAAATCACTTAACGCCTGAACTGCTTTAGCAGAATAACTTGCTATACCTGAAACAGCATCTTGTATAAAAATACCTGTTGCAGAAGCATTTTCTCTTTCTTCAATAGCAGCTTGTTTAGCAGCATCAGCAGTAATAGAACTCATCATAGAAGCACTCATAGGAATAGGAATATAAACACCCTCATCTGTATATAGCTCTAATAAATTATTGTTTAATACAATCTGAGGATTCTTACCATCCATAAAATCTTCTATTTGCTCTTCATAGTCAAGAGGAAGCTTAGCTTTTAAAGTATCTAGCCAAACAGGTAATGCATCTTGGTCAAAGTCACCTAAAGATTCTCTAAAAGCTCCATTGCCTGAAATATTACTATCACCTACTTCTTTTAAAGAATAAGCTTTATATACAATATCGTAAGCATCTGATTCATCCATACCTGCTGCAGTTAAAGTAGAGAAACGAACACGTGCTGCATACTCTTGGTTAACAGGTAGATTATCGTATAGTTTTTCAACATAACTATTACTCATACTCTTTAAAGGCACATTAGAATCTTTCAAAGCTACTAAGAACTTTTGAGGGTCTGTTATTGTTCCTTTTGCTACCTCTAAATAATAACCCTTACTTAATAGGTAAGCTACCTCAGCAACTTGGTTTTCAATAACCTGTTCTTCAGAAATATATTTATTACTATAAAAAGAAAGCTGCTGTTGTTGTTGAATCAAAGAAGAAAGTTTTTGTTTTCTCTCTTCTTCTTGTTCAGGTTTAACTTTCAAAATAGACAAGTTGTTAATCTCTTTATTGAGTGACCTAAAATGGTTCTCAACTAAAGGTACTGTAATACTTGTATTAGTTTTTAAGTTCTCAGAAACAAGAACAGTATTTCCTGTAAGCAACCCTTGGTTAATTTGTTGTTGAACTAATTTAGTTGCAGCTGCTTGCTCTGGTAGTCCTGCTAACGTCTTTAGATTAAAAGCATTACCTGAGCCTGTTGCAGCATTAACATAAGACTCTGCTCTATGAGTTACAGCCGCAGGGCTAGTCGTCATATGCTTAACTCTATCATTAGCCATTGCTTTAGCTTCATTTAAACCTATAGCCCCATTACTAATTCCTTTCTCAAGCATTACGTTAAAGTCTTTTTGAGGTAAATAGAAATCAGTAGTAGCTTGTTTTATATCTGCTTTAACAGCTGAGTCAATACTATTCTTAAGTTTAACAATATCCTGTTTAGCTTTAAGTACAAAAGGTTTATCTTTTAATTTAGGGTCTGTCGCAAGAAGTCTATCTACTGTATCATTTAGATTTTGAATTGTTGCATAGTCTCTATTGTTGACCATACTTTCTTCGTCAATACTATTAATAGCAGTATTAAAAGTAGTAGTAAAAAACTTTTCACCTATCTCTTCTTTTGTAAGCCCACTTACTTCACCTGCTTGTTGTATTGTTTTATAATGCTTAGATAGTTCTTTCTGTTCCATATTAGCAAATGCTGGGGAAGCAGATTGTAACTCATTACCAAAAGTAGTTTGGTTTATTTTTTGAAGAGCTACAGCACTCTGTTTAATAACACGTTCTCTTTCTGCAGCAAAATGCTTACTTAAAGACTTTTGATTATCTACTGATAAACCTTTAAATTGGTTATCTAAAGCAGCTAAGTTTTTTGCTCTAAGCTTAACAATCTCTTCTTTATTATTAGCATTTAATAAAAGCTGTTCATCAAAATAAGAACTAAAGGCTGAAACAGTTTGAATTGCTTGAGTATACTGTTTTGTTTCTAATACTTTTTGTTCACCTTCACCAAACTTTAACATTGTTGTGTTATAAGCTTCTTGACCTTTTAAAAAAGTATTATTAGTTTCTTTAGCTGCTTTTTCTAAAGCTTCTGGTCTTCTATCTTGAAGTTCAAAGTTTAAAGACTCATTAAAAAAACTATAAGCTAAATTCATCTCATCAGGTGTTTTAGCATTTTGTAAAGCTATTTTTAATTCACTTTCCGCTTGGGCGACTGAGGTAGAAATGTCTAAATAGTCAGCTGTAGTAGCTTTTTTAATTTCTTCATCACGTATAAGTTTTTGTCTTTTAGCTTCAGCAACTGCTATATCACCTTCTACTACTTTCATCTTACCATAGCTTTGCATCATAGTAGACAACCCTTGAAAGGCTTTAGCTGCTTGCATATTAGGCTGTACATTAATAGTAGGAGAAAGCTGCCCTCCCATTGTAGTCATATCACCTGTTGTATCATATTGAAACAAATCTGACATATTCTTTTATCCTTTTTTAGCAGCAGCTTCAGCTGCATTAGCCGCATTAGCCGCATTAGCCGCATTAATTTGAGACCCCAAAGAGTATCCTTGCATACCTGCACTGAATGCTCCTGAAGCTATTTCTAAAGTAGACTGCTGCTGTGACATCATATTATTATATGACTGCAAATTCTGTTGATGTTTAGCTTCAGTTTGATACTTAGTCTCTCGCATCTTAGTTTGCATAGCTGTCATCTTACTTTCAGCTTGTTGTATCATATTATCTTCTGTTAGTTCTTCTTTAATAGCAAGTACAGCTTGTTGTCTAGCTGCTGTATTACCATATACATTTGTTTCTGCTCTTTGTGCAGCCATCTGAGCATTTGCTTGTCTTCCTTGTGCTACAAGGTTACTAAGCATTGCCCCTACTTCATTATTTATTCCCTGTGCTGCATACTGTAAACCTTCTTGGGCTACAGCTGAGTCACGTTCAATAAATAGTTTGTTTGCTTCATATTGTTTTGTAGCCGCATCTGCTATAGCGGCATTTCCAGCTATACCACCTAGAATACTTAATCCTGCTGATACACCTGCCATTGCTATTGGTAGTGCCATATTCTCTCCTATAAGCTCCATATAAGCCCTTCACGGCTCTTTCTCTATATACCCTATGTATTGCTATAAGTAACATAGAGAAAGAGGCGTAGTGCCTCTTAAATTAACTCTAGTTCTACAAAAAGGGTAAAACTAAGTGTCTTATTTCTTGGAAAGCCATTAAGTAGAAGAAGACTAAACCTAATAGAGCAACTTTAGGGTATCTAACCAACATTACAATTGGTTCTAATTCCTTTATTTGTT